AATGTAGCAGTACCAGAAACGGTAGCTTGGTTGTATGTGAACTCAGTAGCAGCCAGTGAGCGCAGGCTCAACAGGATCTCTTGGTCAATCTCAGCTGTGATCTCTTGTGCAAGAGCAGCCATGATTTCTGCTTCAACGTCAATACCATGCATGGCTTGTGCGTCTTGTGCAGATTCAAATGTCCAACGAGCTTGCAACTTACGTGTGCGAGCTTCGACGGCTTGTTTCAAGATCTGAACGCTGATCTGTTTACCGCCAGTACCTTCCATGGTGGCTGTTTGACCGCCAGTGTAGTTGGTAGCTGTGCTAGTAGCAGTTGGTACTGTAGAGTACGCAGTGGCAATCTTGAATGGGCTCAATGCTTCTTCACCAGCTGTTACAGAAGTAGCGGCTGCGGAAGTGTCTGTCAGGCTCTGGGCATAACGCACACGTAGAGTGTGGATCTGACCAACTGGGCCTGTCATTGGCTGAACGCCCACCAATTCGTTAGCAATAACGGTTGGCATAACACGACGGATAACTGGAAGAATCACACGGTTAAGTGTGGCAATGTTACCAGCTGCGGTTGAACCTGCGGAAGCGTTTTCCTTCAAGTACTTACGGGTGTTTTCAAGGATAACACCCATGCTGTTGCGCTTGGAACCGTTCAAACCTTCAAGCAATGCTTCTTTGGTTTCGCCCCAGCGACTTTCTAATAGTTCTTGTGACATTTAAGTCTCCTTTAAATTATTTTAACCCTGCCAGGCGCTTGAGGTTGAACACATTGCTGCGGTCTTCCTGCTGACTACTTGGAACAGATTTATCTCCAGTGGATACGGACACCGATTCTGTGATCACTTTAGAGGCTTTCACGGAGCGGTCTTCCAACACTGCTGGTAGATACTTTTCGAAGGCGTTTTTCAAACGAGGTGTTTGTACGCTTTCAAGCAAATTGCGCATGACTTCTTGTTTGTCCCGGTTTAGTGGGGCAAGTAACATTTCCATTGTGCTTTCACGCTCATTGGATTCGTTCATCATGCGTATTTCGCGTTCTTTTGACTCAACAACGACTTTTGCTCGTTGTGCGAGTTTAATGGCTTCTGCCAATTGCGCATCTTTCTTTGATAGTGCGCTGTACAGCTTGCGAACTTCGGCTTTCTCATTCAGGTGAGTGGCACCAAATTCACTTGCATACGCTTCAAAGATTCGACGTCCAAAATTGTTCTCACGAGCAACTTTGATGTCTTCTTGCAATTGGCTAAGTTCAGTCTTGAGATGTTGACTAACAGCTTGGCTCATTTTCTGCGCGGATTCTTTTACAAATCGTGCTTTGAGACTTTCAAGTTTACCACGGGCTTCACGTACCAAGCGGACTTTTGTTTCCACTACGTCACGTTTGTCTGCGGCAAATTCTTGGATCTCGTGTGCCAAGGCATGCACCATGAAGCTTTCTAGTTTTTCTAGCCCTTCACTGTGCATCTTACGGTCTTTACGCAGTTCGCCAATTTCTTCAGCAAGTTTTGTCACCATAAAGTTGTTGAACTTTGTTGACGACTCTTTCATCTTGCTTTGGAAACGGACACGGTCTTCGGCCAAGCTCTGCTTTTCAGCAGCTACCTGAGCGATTTCTGCGGCCAGTCCTTCTGTTACCATCTTATCTAAGGCTTCTACCATTACTGTTTTATCGTGCTCATAGCGTTGCGCGAACTCTTCACGGAGTTCGGTGCGGGCCTGTTCACGGGCTTCACTCAGCTTGGCTTCCCAGGCTTCGTTGATTTCCGTACGAGTTTCCTCTGTAATCAGGTCACTATCGAGCAATGGTTTAATTGCGTCCAGCATTACTGGTTCTCCTTATATTTTGAGATCCCGGATGAGCTTTTTAACTTCATCTTTAAGGTATCTCTGCACTTTGTTGTTTTGCCCAGATTCACGAGCTACTTCAAGCAATCTATGTCCGTACTTCATGTTCATGAGACCTTCATATATTGCTTTAGGATAAGCATTCGGAGCACTAGGTTGTGCAACTACATCTATAGTGACTATTTCAAAGTCACTTACATGTCCTGTTCTGTCATCTACATTGCCGCTACCGCGGCTGGACACCCCTAGTTTAATTCCAGATTGCAGCAGGGTCTTGATCAACTCACCCATTGGGGTTGGTAAAATCTTTAGTTTGCCGCAGCCAGCTTCGCCATCCATCCACATGTTTTCAACACTATGGCACACACGGTCTAGGTTGATTTTGAGATCTTCTGGATGATCTACTTCGCCTAGTACTGAGTTGCCTTCTTTAATCTGTTGATTAATGGTGTTAACTGCTTTGCTGATTTCGTGCAAGGGGTATATTCTGTCATTTGCATTGCGCTTGTTGCCTTCAATACAAATTCCTTTGAGGTAGAGATTCTTACCGAGGCCATCAGCACCAGATTCTTCAAGAACCTGGATGTTGGCCTGCGTGAATGTAAGTTGTTCTCTTAGGGTTTTCATCAATTATCCGCGGGCCACAGGGCTCTTGGTGTTGACACCAGCTGCTTGACCCAGAGTTGGTTTTGTTGCTGCTGAAGGCTTTTGTGTGCCTTGTGCAGGTGTATTACCTACTCGACCAATCAGTTCTTTTGTGCTGTTGCTGTAAGCTGATGTATCATGACGGCCGCCCATTTCGCCGCCGGCGTGTACTGGCTTCACTGAGTTGCCAATTGGACCTTTTGCGCCAGCATTTGCTGCCACTGTGGACTTTTTGTTAACTCCGCCTTCTTCGCTGGTCACTGGCTTTGGTGCTGCTTTGAGGCTGACTGCTTCCATCATGCCCATTTCTTCAGTGTCGTCCATTTCAATGGCGTCGCCACCTTCATCAGGACCAAAACCGTCACCGTCGCCCATGTCGTTGCCCATGTCGTTGCCGCCCATGAGTCCTTCAAATTCGGCCATCAACTGGTCCAGTTTGTCTTCAAGGTTCATGATGTCGTCTTTGCTGGCAGGCTCTGTGCCACCTTCGTCGCCCATGCTAAAACCTTCTTCGCTGTCATCAGCATCGGCAGCGTCTTCATCGTCGCCGGCCATCATGTCCATGTCGTCTTCTTCGCCTTCCATGCTCATGTTGTTTTGTTCTTCGGATTCAACATCACTGATAAGTTCGTCACTGGCGTCGCCGCCCATGTCGCCTTCTTCAAGATCTTCTTCCTCTTGAGCCATCAATTCTTCATAGATCTGGCGACTTTTTTCCACAACGATGTCGTGGAATAATTCGCGAGCTTTTGCGTCTTCATCATTGATCACGAATTCGATCAACTGTTCAAATCTGTTCATAAGGTACTCTCCTATAGTAAAGTGTGTTGTTATTTACACTATACTTCAAAAGCACACGGTTTAAGGGGTAAAAATGGTGATAAATTACATCGGCGCCGCAGGGGCCGGTGCATATTGTTGACGAACCAGTTTGAGTTTGTCTTTGAACTCTACTGTTCTCACGTCATTCATCTTGCGCAACTTGTTGAGTTGACGCAGAGTCAGGTGAGTTTTGCGCAGATCACCAATCTGTGTTTGACTGTTGTCTTGATCAAGACTCTGGTAAGCTTCAGGGTCTTTGTGCCAAAATTCGTGTAGTATCATGGCAGTATTTATGCAGGCGGGGCTGCACCAGCGGCCGGCATCACACCGCCCGGGGCAGCAGGCGCAGGAGCACCTGCAGAAATTCCTGGGTCAGCACCAGCAGGTTCCATGCCAGCAATTTCTTCACCAGTGTTCACGTCAGATTCAAGGCCACCTGGAGTTATGCCCACACTGCGCAAGTCTTGTCCAGACTGTGACTGCATGTCTGGCTCGTCGCGTTCTTCACGCCACATTTCTTCGTTTTCCTTGATCTCATCTTCAGTAAGACCCAGGAAGCGTTCCAGCATAAAACGTTTGCTCATGTAGGGCAAGGGCTCCATCTGCATGAATGCCTGAATACGAGTGTTGTCCAGTTCGCTTTGGCGATAGCTGGCAAAGTTCTGCGGAGCATTGAATCCAATGCTGAACAGGCTGGAATCAATGTTAAATCCACGCCACTTCAGAAACATCTTGAATTCGTCGTCAAGTTTCTGTGACACCAGAGCTTGCAGTCGTTCGCAGTACTGGTTGAATCTGTATTCTTGTATCAGGGCTGTGCCAACCTTGCCGTCAGTCATGGCACGATCTGAGTCGTCTGGACCTGTGGGTAGATAGCTGCTAGGCACACGCAGACCGCGGGCCATCTTGTTGTTGAAGTATTTTAAATCGTCAATTTCGCCTAGATTTGAACCACCAGCCAAGGTGTCCACGCTGCTGCCACGGCCTTCAGCTGTCTGTGGAAAGAAGTAGTCTTCGTTGATTGAAAGTGGATTGTAGCTGGCATCCATCATGTTTTGTCCGCCGCCTGTAATGGTGGGGATTCTGCGCTGATGCATTTCATTCTTCACACGTTCCACAAAGGCCATGGCCATGTGGCTGGGCATGTTGCCCACGTCGATCTTGAACACTCTGCGTTCAGGTGCTCGGCTCACACGATAGATCAAGATAGCATCTTCCAGCAGTTCTTTCTGCTTGAATACCTTGTAGATCTGCTCCAGCACACTGCGTCCAAATGGCCAAAAAACGTCCAGGCCTTCGTTTAGACTCATGTGTACTATGTGCTTGGCGTCCAAGGTTGCTTCGTTCATGGCATGCATAAAACGGCTGTTACCCCCGCCAGTCATGCCGGCTGCACCGCCTGCACCGCCACCTGTGTAGTTGGCTGCACCGCCCACACTGCCAGTAATGGGATTGGTCAGGTAGTCTGTGGTGGTTTTTGCTGCCACAGTCATGTTTTGAAAGTTGGGATTGATGTCACGAATCACATACTGTTCAGGACGCTTGCCTTCTGATTCGTTCACAATGATTCGCATGAGCTTGCTCATGTCTATCCACATCATTTCAAATGTTTCTGGATCACGCACAAACACCTGATCGCCGTACTTGATACAGTTGCGGAACAGTTTGAAAATGCGCTGATCCAGCTTGTTGATCTTGCACCACTGCTGCAACTGCTTCTTGATAATTTCTACTTCGTGATCTGTGGGCTTGTCATTGTACTTGATCTCAAACGGCGTGCCGTTTTGCTCGTTCATTTGTGTACTGAATTCAGCAATGATATCCAGGCAAGCATTGATCTCTGAGTCCATGTCCATGTTCTCGTACTGATTGTAGCGTTCAATGCGATTGGGGTGGCCCGAATAAACTTCAGGCAGTCGGCTGGCATAGTTTCTAAACACAAAGTCGGCCTGTGCGTTGCTGCCAGTTCCGTCGTTGCGAGAATAGTCCGGCAACCCAAATTGGTTCTTGCCTGAAATAGGACTCAGGGTGCCTGATGTGTCAGCCACCTTGAAATACTTGCGCCACGATTGTTTTGTTTCTGCCATAGTAGTTTATTTACCGTGATTATGCTTGTTGACGCAGTATCTTGTTGCTTATGTCATTGCCGTTCTTGGCAATTCGAACCAGTTCGTCCAGAGAACCTGCCTGCTGGCCCATCATCATGGCCATTTGTTCAAACAGCTGAACAAAATTTCCGCCACCGTTGTTCAACGGAATCACAGCTTCTTCACCATGTAATGTGGCAGGATAACCCGAGTCAGGTCCACTAAACGCACCGCCATCTGCTGCTTCAATTTGGAAATGCACAGGGTCTTTGGGCACAGTCTGACGTAATCCGTTTGCGCCCAATGCGGCCAAGGCCTTAGGATCTGTGTAGTTTTGTATGTCTACAGCGTTGCCTGATTCATGAGAACTTCTACCTGGTTTTGCCACTGGCATACCGTTGGGCCCTATACCAGGACGTTTTGCTTCGACTGTTTCGTCATACAAGCGTTGTTGATCTTCTGGAAATCTAAGAGCGCTGTTAATTTGTAATTTTTGTCCAGTTTGTTCATTATATTGTTGTGCTGCTGCCAACAAACTGGACTTCATGTTTTCATTTAATGCATCAAAGTTTTCACGTTTTCCACTTTCTCCTGAAAATTTCAAAACTTCTTCAGGTTTGGCGCCACTGCTGTCGCCACCTTCTTCACCTTGGCCAGCTCCGCCGCCTTTGC